GTGCATCCATCTGTACCTTCATTTCAGCGACAGCTGTTTGTCGTTCTTGAAGTTGCATCTGTTGCTGTGCCATCTGCATTTGCATCTCTGCATTTGGATCAGGTGGCGGTGGAGGTATCATCGCTGGGTCTGTTAAGAAGTCAGCAACATTCTTGATACCTGATTTCTCTAGGACTGATGCCAACATCTTGAACTTGTTCTGCGGAGAGTACATTTGTCCAAGTGTAGGATCAGCGGAGAATAGTTGATGGAACGACAAGTGCTTTTGCACCAGTTGCTCCTGATCGCCGTAGCCCAAGTGGAACTCAACTTGTACGTCACGTTTATCTGCCCATTGCGATGGGTCGATAGGGACATAACGTCCAGCTAACTCAACAATCTTCTCTTCAGACTCGTTCTCTACGACTAATGAATAGACCATTGAGAATAGAGGCTTTAGGAAGTTGTTCGCAAAGTTACGCGCTATGATCTTCTGTCGCTGTTGGCTCATTGTAGCTAACTGCTCGACCATTGCCGCTGAGTTTTGTTTGCTTATAGCGTCTTTATTAAGACCTTGGGATAGGCGTGAGACACCAGAGGTATCTTCTTTATCCTCATCTAACATTTGAATAGTTTGGAATACAAACGGGTTCAGTGATGCTTGAGGCATAGGGTTAATAGCGTCTGGGCGTGTCACGTTGACGATGCCACCCACACGATTATCAATTAGTTCTCTTGGGTTCGTAAGACCACCTTTAACCACTGTATAACGTGGGTTGTTAGTGACCATAGCGTGATCAAGAATAGAACGTGTTAATACTGTACGTGCATTTTGTATTCCTAATAGTTTCTCAGCAAAGTTGTTGCCGTGAAAAGCATGTGGAATAGGTAGTGGCACGAATGCTACGAATGGACGTCTGTTTACTATCTCTTTCTCAAGTAAGATGTTTGATGCTTTGACTATTTTGTAGAGTTCAGCAACACCAGTTCCTTCAACATCTAGCTCAATGAAAGCCTCGACCACAGTTACTTGTCTAGTTTGACGCTGGTATCCTTTTGCATTGAAGCCTCGGTCTGCACCTATGTCATCAAAGCGAGAAAGTATCTCAGGGTCGTTGTCAAAGTCTGTGTCTTCATTGTCAGAGATTTTAGCAACTAAGTCTTCGTCGTAGCCCATCTCGATAAGTTCAGAGATAGACTTCTTAGTTCTATGTGCACAGAAGCTAACGTCATCTAAAGACTTTGCCTGTGGTTCAATTAAGAACTCTTCTGGTGCAATAGCCTCAACCTTAACTTGTGAAGTATCACGGGTTACACGTAGCTCACCAGAGAACATACCAGCTTCTTCAGTAAGTTCTTCGATCTCTACATTATCCTCTGCTAGAAGTGCATCAAGTTCTTCTTCAGTAAGTCCTTCGACATACTCAAGTGTACTTTCATTTTGCATACACCAGTAAACTTTAGCTACGCCAGCGCGAGCGATGAGACCATCGTGAATGACTGTCTGCATAGTTTCAAACAGGTTGTTTTGGCGATGTAGAACGTAGTCAGTGTACTCTGTGCAGACTTCAGCTGTAGGAACATCATCAGCATTCTGTGGTGAGAACCTGAGTGTTTTGTTTCCTGTGCTGAATGTCTCCAGCAAAGCCGCCTTCATACTTTCTACAGCATCATAAACGTCCTGACTTACATACTTACTATTACCATCATGCGCTGGGCGTGGCAGTTTAGCACTGTAGTAGTCCATCACCTGTCGGCGTTCTTTTGACAACTCAGAATCATAGTATCCAATGGAACGTCTTAGGTTAGTATCTACTATGGACACAACCTGATCGTCGTCGAGTTTTTTATAATCTTTATTTGATTTCATGTCTAAACCATCTCAATATAGTAATCGTCAACTGCATCTATGGGCTCCCAAGCACCTTCATGAATATGATTGGCTAGGGCTAAACTCATAACGCAGTCATCAAAGCATCCAGCTTCCGCCTCCATGCCGCCACTTTGTGTGACGATGTATGTTAGCATTTCCCGAATAGTGACTTTATCGTTTAGTTCGATCTTACCCTCTCGAACTGAGGCTCTGAGTTCATCAATGATCAGAGGTTTTGTCTTGGATGTAGTAGTAAAGCCTAACTTGATTGTCTCTTTGTCAGTTAGTTTATCTACTTGTACTTCTGTGTAGAAGTTGGGGTAGGCCATGTCTTTCCCAAGACGGGTACATGTTAGAATACCATGGCTGTTGTTCTCTACAATTATGTAGGCAAAGTTGAAGAACTCACCTAGCTTATAGAGGACAGTAGCAAAGTAATCAGGATGAACTTGGGCACGATAGGTTGCCACCTGTCGTTTCTTGCTGTCGAGAACTTGGGCAACCGACCAGTCACCACCTCTGACACCCATAGCAACGTCTGCTCCTATGGTGTACTTCTCGCCATCATCTAGTTTGCGATAGGTTGTCAATTCTCCACGCATGTTCTCAAGCCAGTCTTCACCTTCCAGTGCTAGACGTGCTTCGATGTCTCTTGATTTCTTTAAGTCATCTTGTAATGACTCTGGATTAAACACAGGACGCCCAGTGGTTAAGAAAGCCTCTTCGGGCTCCGCTGGATATTCCTGTCTAAATAAATCTATGCCGTTCTGTGCGATCTTACGCCGACGAAACATCAGCTGTTCGTTGTCTAAGTCGTATCTCTTAGATAAGTCCTCTTCCTCTGGAGTTATCTTAAAGTTCTCAGGTACAGGCTCACGATACTCTGGGTCTACATACCAAGGGATAAACACAGGGACGTATCCGTTAGATCCATCCACTGCACCTTTCCATAAGTCATAGAATATACCAGAGACACCATTAGCTGTGCTCTCAACAAATACAGCTGTGCCTTTCTTGCTAGGTACGGCTTGCGTCATACCATTCCAGTTTTCTAGGGCAGTTGATTTCTGCCAGAACGCAAGTTCTGATGCGTGAACATGTGTAAGTGTCTCACCACGTCCAATGCTTTCACCACCAGCTGTAGCAACTACATAAGAACTATCAAGAACATCAAAGGTCAACTCGCGTCGAGATGAATACTTTGTGTGTGGCTTGAGTAGCTCTGGGCAGTTCTCATGGTAGCGTTTAGTCATGTCAAACAGTGCTCTTGTACTGTCAGAGTGGTGTGTGACCACCATTGCTTTACATGCTTTGCGCTGGGAAACATTAAAGTATAAATAGCCGCCTACATAAGTTGATAGACCTTGCTGTCTAGCCTTCAAGATTATGATGCGAACCTTACCTTCAGTAGCCATTTGTTTATCTACAGCTTCTTGTAGAATAGTCTGTGCTGGCTTGAGTTTGAGGGGCTTGATGTCTCCATCTTTGGTTCTGATCTTGAGTGCTGACTTAGAATAAAAGTCAAATTCGTCATATAGTTTGCGGCGTATTTCTTTAAGTTTCGTTTCCATCGTCGGTTTGCTCTTCCTCTGTGTCACTTACTAAAAGCGACTCCAAGAAGGCTTCTGCTTTACCAACAGTGACTTCGCTCTTTGAAACTGGTTTTGTCTTAGTAAAGTCTAAGACCATTCTTGCGGCAGTTAGTTTGTCTCGGTTCTGCGCTGGTTCGCGCATGATCTCGACAGCTGTTTTAAGAGCCTCTACCGCATATTCATCATCAATATTGTTGTCTTTAGCCATGATAGCCACAATCCTTTCAGCGTCTTTCTGTGCTTGTTTTCGGATGGGGGTGATGGCCTCTAACGTGTAGCCATCTGGAGTGCCTACTGGCCTTCCTCCGTTCTTACGTTTTTTGGTTGACCACTGCTTTCGTAGTGCTCTTCCTTCCTCGGTCTGCATTAGCGTCGAGAAGTAATTATCTTTGCCCTTTCGAGCCTTCTTTGGGTGCGTTAGTTCTTTCTTTGGTGACTTCTTTCTTGGTTCCTTTGGTGCTCCCATTGGTTTCTCCTAATGTCCTTAGAATAATAAAGCCCCATTGCTGGGGCTGTATGTTGTTATGCTGATAGGATGCCATCTTGCGGACTGAGTATGCCTTCATTCGGCTCTTCGTCCTCTCCAGAGTTCATCGCAACCATTGCTGTGACTATGGCTAATACTGTTGCAAGAGGATGTCCGTAGAACTTAATCTTACCATTGTTTGCCTTATCAAACTCTTTTTGTATTAACTTTGTGTTGACAGGCATTAGCTCTTTGGCGAGTTTTGGGTTCATTAAGTACAACCACATAGGATCAACAGATAACTCAGCTGTGATGTTAGTGTAGGCGCGATAATCTTTTATCTGTTGTTTTATTTGCTTAACTACATCAGGGTCTTTGTAAAGGTTTAGCCTTAACAGCATTTTCCTAATATCTCTGGCTTCGACTTTGCTGTTTGGGTCTTTTTCTGTAAATGCTATGCCAGCTTCTTGGAAAGCATGTATTTCTTTAATTGCTGGGTGGTTTTTACCTTTACCTTCAAGAATTGGTTTCATAACAGAACTATTGTAGCTATTGCCTCCTACGAGGTTTTTTTTACCACTAAACGGGTTCTTAACTAAAGTTATGCCAAATTCACCCTTACCATCCATGTTACCCTGTGTAAGCGAATGCCCCATTTCATGGAGCAGTGACATCAAAGATTCAATCGGCGGAACTTTTTTACCTTTAAAACTTCCACCTGATTTTATAGCAAACACCCTACTACCAAAGCCTTTCATTTTAGGATTCCAAGAATGAACAGCGGCAGTGCCAGAATCAGTGTTAGTAATGTTTTGTAAAGCAGTGCCACTATTCATCATTTGTGCTGTAATGCCTAGAAGATTAGCCACCTCTAAGGCAGTATCAACGTCCTGTATTCCGTTTTCGTACTTTGTACCTTTTTTGCCAATTTGCACTACTGCATCGGTGTCAGGTATTATGTCCTTAACGGCTTTTACTGTGACCTTTTTTACTTTTGGTGTTTCTTGGGTGGTTGTTGCGAGTACACCAGATGAGGCCAGTTGAGTGGGTTTAGCTTCTCCAGTTCCTTGTACGGCTGTTTGTCCACTAGCAGTTCCTTGTCCACTTGGTTGAGGAGTTTCTTGAGGTGTGGCGGTAGTTTTGGTTGGGGCATTCTTCTTACCTTTTACCTTTATCTCTGCTTGCTGTTGTAAAACCCTTTGATGATACGGCATTAAATACTTTTCTACAAGTTGCCGATTATCTAATGCTTTTCTAGCCCTAAAAGTAATCTCTAATGATGCCTTTTCTGGATTACTGCCTAAACTGAGTCCATACTCATCTAATGAGTCATTTAGTACAGCCCTGTCTCCATCGCTAACAGTAAGATCGGAAGCCAGTTTGTTTTTTAAATTCTGAACAAACTTTCTGTTGTCATCAATACCCTGTTGTACCGCTGGACTATTTTGCAATGGTGCAGGGGGTGTAGGTGCTACTGGTGACGTAGGTGCAGCTGGATCAATTTTTGGAAACTTAAATCCACCTTTAATTACACCGACAGTATAAGATAGTGTTTGGTCATTGTCTGGCATCTTACCAGTCTTTAAGTGTGACTTGTAAGCATTAAGAGCCTTACGGACACTAGCATCTGATTCTTTTGCAAGCCGCCTGTTTAAGACCCGTAAGATTTCAGCATCTATTTGTTTTGGTGTCATATCACCAAGGTTGCCAATTTCACGTAGTCCTGTGTGTGCAATGCCTCTAGGTGACTCTGGGTTAGGGTGTTGGCCTTCCTCA